CAGCTATCGACTAAACAGATCAAATAGCAAGGAAACAATATTTGACAACCTAATTAACAGGATGATTGAATCCAAACCACTTACTTATAAACAAATTTCCATAAGTAGTTAATTGGACACCTCTATACAATTTAATCTTTCCCTTCCAAGTGATCTAGCAGAAGAAATAAGAACTATTATGGAAGCTACAGGAGGTAAACCAGTATTAAGTCAAGAATCTGGTGTAAAACTAAGCCCTTTCACAAATGATATACAAAAGGAACTGGAAGCGCTACAAAAAGAAAAGGCAAAAGCTTATGAAGATACTTTAACACTTGGCGAAGATGAGTAACCCCTGTGAAAGAAAACTTTTCTCCCTGATTAATGCTCAGGAATGGCACTTGGACAGGCTATTTTCTGAATATACCAGGGAGTTTGGTTATATCCTTAGAAACCATACCGGAAAAATATCTAACTATAAAAGAAAGCAGTTAGATGCAGCAATTTTAAGATTTAATATAGATCTGGAAAAGACCCTTGAGAACCAAATAAAAAACAGTTTCAGTTTATCAAACGCCTGTAATGATGACTTTATTAAAAAGTACATTAAAGATATGGGTGTACCTAATGAAGAGGTTGAGAAAATGCTAGCCCAAAATAAAGGAGCTGAAGCCGCTTTTATCAACCGTAAAGTAAAAGGTTTAGGACTGAGTGAGAGAGTTTGGAAGCTTACTAAAGAAACTTCTGAAAGTATAAATATCCTTTTAGAGAGTGGAATAGTTAATGGTAGGAGCGCCCCGGAAATGGCAAGCGATTTAAAGCAGTATTTAAAAGAGCCTAATAAAAGGTTTAGGAGGGTAAGAAATGAAGAGGGAAAGCTAGTGTTAAGTGAACCAGCTAAAAGATACCACCCAGGGCAAGGAGTGTACCGGAGTAGTTATAAAAATGCATTAAGATTGAGCCGTACAGAGGTTAATATGGCATACCGGGAAAATGACTATTTAAGAAGGAAAGATTTACCATTTGTTATGGGGCAAAATATAAGACTAAGCCCCAGCCACCCAGAACCGGATGTTTGCGATTCTCTAATAGGTAGGTATTCAAAAGACTTTAAGTTTATAGGATTTCACCCACAATGTTTTTGTGTATCTGAAGCAGTTTTATTACCCCGTAAAAAGTTTAAAGAATACTTAGCCGGGGGATCAATTGACAATAGATATTTAGTTAAAGGGATGCCTAAAAAAGGCTTGGATTATCTCAATAAAAATGCAAAGCAAATTAAAGGATGGAAAAACCCGCCTTACTTTATCAGAGACAACTTTAAAGCAACTGATAAAGGTTTTGCACTGAAGATATAATAGACTAATAACAAAAACCCTAACCAATGAAAATAATCCCTATTAAATTAACCCCTAAGCAGGAAAAGTACTGCCAGGAGTACATAAAGACTGGGAGCAAATCGAAAGCCTATAGGCTAGCTTATAATGCTGAAAATATGAAGCCTGAAACTATTAATGTAAAGGCAGTGCAAACCTATAATCAGGATAAGATTAGGCTAAGGATTGAAGAGCTACAGGAAAGGACTGAAAAACGGAATGATATAACAATAGACTGGGTAATAAGTAAGCTTAAAAAGGTTGCTGAAGAGAATGACAAAGACAGGGTGCCAGCTTTAGATAAACTTATGAAGCACCTAGGAGGCTATGAAAGAGATAATAACCAACAATCAAATAATATCATATTGGTAAAACTGCCAGATAATGGAAGAAATAATAACAATTGAACCGCAACCAGGTTACCAGGAGCTTGCTCTTTCCTCTTTTGCTGATATAGTTATAGGAGGAGGTAGTGCTGGATCTGGTAAAACTTACAGCCTCTTATTAGATCCTTTAAGAGACGTTAATAATGGAGATTTTGGAGGGGTAATATTTAGGAGGCTAACAACTCAGATAAAAGCTGAAGGGGGTTTATGGGATGAGAGTAACAAGCTTTATCCAATGGTAGGAGCCAAACCAAATCAAACAGATTTATTATGGAACTTTCCAAGTGGTGCAAAAATGAAGTTTACCCACCTTGAACACGAAAAGAATGTTACAAACTGGCAAGGGTCTCAAATTCCTTTTATTGGTTTTGATGAATTAACCCATTTTTCAAAGAAAACTTTCTTTTATATGCTTTCCCGGAATAGATCAAATTGCGGAGTTAAACCATATATGAGAGCAACCTGTAACCCTGATCCTGATAGTTGGGTATATGAATTAATAAAATGGTGGATTGGTGAAGATGGTTTTCCTGTTCCTGAAAAACAAGGAGTAGTTAGGTACTTTGTCAAAGATGGTGAATCAATAATATGGGGTAATTCTGTAGTGGAATGCATTGAGAAAGCAGCGTATTTTATAAACCCACTTGTAGAGGCTTCAGGTATTGAGGCAAAGCATTTTGTAAAGTCGATTACTTTTATTGGTGGTTCTGTTTATGAAAACAAAAAGCTGTTAGGTGTGAATCCTGAATATTTAGCAAACCTAGCTGCACAGGATGAGCAAACCAAGCTGCAATTATTAGACGGAAACTGGAAGGTTTCTATTAACCCTTCAGATGTATATAATTACAATGAGTTTAAGGACATTTTTAATAATGACTTTGTAAAGGCGGGTAATAAATATATTACTGTAGATGTTGCTATGAGTGGTAAGGATAAGCTTATTGTTTACGCCTGGGAGGGCTTTAGATTGATAGATATTGATATTATAAACAAATCTACAGGTAAGGAGGTTTTGAACGCTATAGAGGCAATGAAGAGCAAATACGGAGTGCCAAACAGGCATATTGCGTATGATGCAAACGGAGTAGGAGCTTTTATAGGAGGCAGCGAAACAACCGCTTTTTTACCTAACTCAGTAGCTTTTGACAATGGATCTAAAGCTATAGAGACTAAAGATGGTAGGAAATTCAGGAACCTAAAAACACAATGCTTTGTTTTAAGTGGCGAAAGAGTATCTAGAAGCGAAGTTTTTGTAACTCCTAAAGTTTCTAATAAGATGTTTAATGATAAGAAAACAGTTAGACAGCGTATGATGGATGAACGTAAAGCAATTAAGAGAAAGCTAAAGAATGATGAAGAGCCGCTAAGCCTAATACCAAAAAGCGAAATGAAACAAAAATATCTAAATGGAGAAAGTACTGATTTATTAGATCCATTTATGATGCGTGAAATATTTGAGATAAAACAAACCGGGTTTATAGTTAATAAGCCTAAGCCAGTTAAAGGGATAAATTACGGAGGTTAAGCAACAATAATACAACAGCCGTACAAATTTAAATGTGATTTAATTGTAAACTATTGATATAAAGCTATATATATTTTTATTATGTAGTCCTATACCGACCACAACCCACTAATTACTAACCTCTACGCATATATAACCTTATTCGTAGTATTTAGATTTATTTACGCCCTTATCTTTAATGATATAAAAAAACTTATGAAAATTACAACCGAAAAAAAATAATTTCAATGATTGAATTTATTAACTCACTAATCAAAGTAAAATTAACCTAAAACAAAAATTAAGATGGAAGAAGTACTAAAAGAATTAACTGAAATATTAGGTAAGGTAATTGAAAAACAAGACGCCTTAGAGAAAAGATTTAATGAAATCCAAGCCCCGAAAGAAGAGGTAGACGAGCCAAGTAAAGAAGAAATTGAATATTTTAAAAAAAGCTGTTAAATTATGACTGCATATAAAGAAAACCTTTTTAATTGTGCCTTAATCATTAATCACTTAGATCAAATAGAAAGCGCCCAAAACTTACCAGATAAAAAGAAAGCCTTTCAGGATATGGTTAATAGTTTAGGTATTAATCCTGGAAAAGATCCTTTAGATAGTTATATTTATTTCACGGCTAATAAAGATACCTACCAAAAAACCGAAGCTCTTCAAATAGAAAAAGAACTGTTAGCTGAATTGAAAAGTGAAATAGAATACATTAGAAAAGCTAACCTGAATTAGTTATTAACACCCTTAACCGTTATACTTTAAAAACCACTCCTTAACAGAGTGGTTTTTTTGTTTAAAACCACGTGGTAACTACGCATACCCAGCTCTAAAACAAGCTTCTAAGCCTTTGCTATACAGTAAATTGCTTCAAAATCAATCTTATGGCAGTTAAAGGAAGCAACAGCTTGTATTTCGCAACGGGAATGGATAACAGCGGCCTGCAATCAGGCGCTAAAGATGCCGTTGGGATCGTCTCTCAGTTAGGCAAATCCATAGCGGGAATAAATCCTTTCCTTGCACTTTCCATAGGTGCAGCCGCAGCCTTTGCCACAATTGCAAATTCAGCATTCAAGATGATGCGGGAATTCGAGACCGCAATGAAGGAAGTGGAAACGATCTCCCAAGCCACGCAGGACAATTTCAAGGGCATTTCAGCGGAGGTATTCGCACTTTCCAAAAATTCACCGGATGGCCCTGCTAAGTTAGCCAAGGCATATTATCAAATCGTTTCAGCGGGTTATGATGGTGCAGCCGGAATGCGATTGTTGGAAACAGCATCCAAAGCCGCAACCGCAGGGGTCACCTCCACGGAAACCGCAGCCGATGGGATCACCACTACTCTAAACGCATTTAAGTTAAACGCTGAGGAAGCCGATAAGGTGGCAGATGCGATGTTTACCACCGTTAAACTTGGTAAGACCACCTTTGAACAGTTATCAGCGACCTTATCGCAGGCAGCACCGTTAGCAGCCGCAACCGGATTTAGTTATCAGGAACTTTTGGCAGCCGTTGCCTCCTTAACAAAACAAGGTGTGCCAACCGCTCAGGCAATGACCCAAATACGCTCAGGGATAGAATCGGTATCAGAGGTATTGGGGGATGGTGCAGCTAAATCTATGACCCTGCAAAACGCATTCCAAGCCATCTACGACAAAGCAGGAGGAAGCCAAACCGAACTAAAGAAATTGACCGGAAGGATGGAGGCTATGAGTGCCATCCTTGGTATCGCGGGACCTAATGCCGAGAGCGCAGCAAAAGACCTGGAACAATTAGGACATTCTGCCGGGGCTGCGGAGAAAGCCTTTAAATCGATGGCAGCCTCCAATGAAAATGAGTGGGCTATTTTAGGGAATAGGATTAAAGCCACTACAGAGGAAATCGGTAATTCAGTATTACAGGCAAGTAGTGGAATTGCACGTTTTTTAAACGGTGCTTTGGAAGATAGCGAACAGTTAAAGAAAAGTTTTAACGAACAGCGGGTTGAACTTGCAAAATTAAGAGGTGAACTATTAAGTGTTGCTGAGGGAAGCGCTGAATACAACCGGATCAAAAACGAAATACTAAAGAATTACCCTGATTTTATAGGAGGTATCAAATCTGAAACTGCCAGCACTCAGGATCTTTTAAACGTATTAAATCAGGTTAACGAGGCATACATACAGCGTTATAAATTTGAACAGAGGCAGGAAGATTTAAAAGCCGCTTTAGGAGAACAAGGGCAAATTGAATTAAATATAGATGATTACAAAGATAAATTCGCACAATCCTTAGCAGAATTAGAAGTAGTTGCTAAAGATAACGGGGTTGAACTTCAAATAGATTATCAGGCGAATGATGATGAAATACTAAATTCTGTAAAAAGACAGCTTACAGGTGTTGAGGGTGCTTTTGACAGGACATTGAACTCAGGGGATAAATACAAAAACGTTTTAAAGGGTTTTGCCACAGAATACCTTAGCACTCTTTCTCAAAGTGTAGGGAAACAAGCTCTTTTAAATACCGAACTGGAAGCCCAAACCTTATTGGTTGACAATATGACCTCTAAAAACAGGAGGTTATCACAATCAGAACTAAAAACCACAGCCGGAAGGATTGAAGCGATAAAGCAGATAAACGCTGCAATGAGCGCATCCGATTTGACCACTTATACAGGTTCCGGAATAAAAGAGATCGAAGATGCTATTACGGCAAGGGGCAAGATAATTGACCAACTCACACAAATAAACCAAACCGATAATTTAGAATCCCTAAAGCCATTTTTGGATAGTGAGCTGGAGGAAATAAAAAAATATGCTCAGGAACGCTTTAGGCAACTGAACACCAAAGGAGGTAACGGACCAACCGGAGATCCAAACCCGGAAGCATTCGCTAAGTCTTTAAAAGACCGTGAGAAACAATACGAGGCATACCAGGCAGTAGTAAAACAAATAGGGCAGGACGCTGCACAATCTCAGTTTGCCGACCTGATGAAAATGGGTGAGAATTTTGGGGATTTCTTAAAAAACCAACTCGCGCAAACAAAAGACAATGCCCGTCAACAAGCTATTGCAGTAGCAGCGGAGGCCGCGGGATTAAACCTGAACAGGGGCGAAGTAAGCACGGTTAGTTCTATTCAGAAAGTACCTGTATTGTTTGATTTTAAAGTAGATCAAACCTCTATTGATTACATAGAGCGTGAACTAAACAGGTTAAAGGATTTATGGAATAAGGCTAGTGCAGATGATAGGGGTGCTTTAGAAGCTCCTATCAAGATGTGGGAGGAACGGTTAAAAGCCGCTCAAAAAGGACTGACAGAAGAAGAAGATTTATACAGCGATGTAACCCGTGCCTTATCTGAAATGACCTTTGAGAGTTTAAGGGGGTATATTGATTACTGGAAAAAACGCCTTGAAACCGTTAAAAAAGGATCTGATGAAGAAATAGAAATCCTTGGTAAGATATCAGATGCTAATCAGGCTATTTGGCAAAAACACATTTCAGAAATATCAGCCAATTTAGGTCAATTATCGGGCAGTCTTAGGGATTTAGGCGCTGATGGAATGGCAGACTTAATTGATGGCTTGCAAAATGTAGGTGGGGAATTGGAAGGTTTGTTTAAAATGATAAAAGGGAACGCCTCAAAAGATGAAGCGATTACCTCTATGATAAGTGGAGCTATTACCCTTGCCGATGTCATTATAAGTTCAGCATCCAGAAGGAAAGCTGCGGAGGAGGATTATTACAACTCAGTCATATCGCAACAAAAAGAATACAACAGGCTTTTAAACGAGCAGGTAAGAACACAGGAAAGCTCAACAGACAACGTTTTTACAACGGATTACATAAACAAGATAGAGAAAGGACTTGAAGCCTTAGATAAAGCAAATACAGGGTATTCAGAGAGTTTAAATGCATTACAGGACGGACGGGCTAAGTCAGGGCAAAACAATGTAGTTGATGCAAGTTCTGTTTTAACCGGTGCAGGAGCAGGAGCAGCGATAGGAGCAGGTGCAGCGATCTTAGCGGGTGCCGCAATAGGTTCTGTAGTTCCTGTTATTGGAACAGTAATAGGAGCAGCAGTAGGGGGTTTGATAGGTATTTTTGCAGGTAAAAAGAAAAAAGATACTTTCACGGACCTTTTAACCGAATGGCCTGATTTAATAATGACCTCAGAGGACGGCATACGCTCTATAAACCTTGAACTTGCCAATACTTTATTAGAACAAAACCTTGTAAATGATGCTACAAAAATACTTGTTCAAGATGCTATTGACTGGCAAGAGCAAATCGAAAAAGCACGGGAACAAATTGCGGGTGTTGTAGATGATCTTGCAGGGGGTTTAGGTGATAACCTTAGAAACTCATTAGTAGATGCATTTCAAGCTGGGGAAGATGCCGCAGTAGCAATGGGAGATACTATTTCAACTGTATTACAGGATGTTTTGGCACAACTTATTTTCGATGAAATATTTTCAGAGCAATTCAGGAAGTTACAGGAGGAAATGGCAGCTTCTTTTGATTCTGGAGGTGATGGAACCTGGCAAGATGATTTCGCACGGTTTTTTAGTGAGGCAAAAGACTTAACGGATATATTTAACCAAGAACTTGCAGACGCACGGGATATAGCTTTAAACAATGGCTTTGATGTGTTTGGTGATACTAGGGATCAACGAGCAGGATTGCAAGGGGCTATTACCAATATAACAGAAGATACAGCCGACTTATTGGCAGGTTACATGAACGCTGTAAGATTAGATTTAAGACAGAGTTTAAATATAAATGCTCAATCCCTTAAACACCTTAGCGAAATAGCATCAAACACCAGGTATAACCGCTATTTAGAAAACATAGATAGCACTATGACTAGTATGGATAACAGAATGGGAACAGTAGAACGTGGAATATTAGAATTTGAAGCAAGAGGTTAACATAGGTTAACATTCCTTATTTACTTTTTCCATTAACTGAGTGAGATCTTCATAATTATTTATTTTGAAGGTCTCTTTTTTATATTCTACAAATCCGTTTATTTCAGGACTTTCTCCAAATCCTTTGGTAGGATAAAACAATTCCCTTATATCTACGTCCAGTTCTTCTGCTATTCTTTTTAGTAGGTCAGGTTTAGGAAATGAATTTCCATTAATGATTTTTGAAAAATTTACCGGATGAATTCCAACTTTTCCTGCAAGATCTTTTCCAGTAATATCTTTCTCCTTTAGTAGCTCCTTAATTCTCAATAATTCCATTTAAATAATATTTTAGGTTATCCAAAGATAGTGAATTAATGCTAAGCGCTAATTATTTTAAAAATAATTAATACAAAAATAGGATGTTGTTAATGTTTAGCATACATTTGTAATGAAATAATTAATGTATAATGCTAATAATTTAAATAACCTCATCATGAAAACTTCAAACAAAACCTTCAGAACTAAAGTATTTAACTGGGC